TGATATATCCATATGATTCTAATTCATTAATAATTCTATCAGAGAAAGCAATATAAAAATCAGAATCAAAAGATTGACGCTTCGTTTTATCAAATTCATTGGCCATTTTACGAAGAAGCAACAGTGCGTTTTCAGACATATTATCTCCTTTCTTATGTACTTGGCGCGGCAACGCCTATAAATACAGTATAGGACAGGGGGAGAAAAAAGACAAGCATTGGATTTTCGCAGGAAGATGCGAAAAAGGAGGAAAGACTATTTTATTAGGAACTCAATTTTATAATGATTGCATATCACTTAGTGATAAATCGTTTGATGAACTTGTACATATGCAATCAGAGAAATATCCGTGGCTGGACTTCTTAATAAAGGAAGTCGCAGAAGCAAGGAAAGAAAATAAAAGTGGGGCTACCTGTCTCGAACACAGATAACCCCAGTATCACACATTACCCAAACTAATGCGGATACAGGAATATTTTACCATTTTCTCCTGTATTACGCAAGCGCAGGAGGAAAATATTTATGAACATTGAAAACCAGAAGGACAAGCCAACATGGGAAGGGCTGGAGCAGTATTTTGCTGTAGAGGTAATCGAGCAGAGCAAGAGGAATGCAAAGCATTGGTTTATAGTGTTCCTGGTAACACTGGCGGCGCTGATAGGCACCAATGCTGCATGGCTTTATACCGCGGGTACATATGACTATGTTTCCCAGGATGGCACTGGACTGAACAACATCAATACAGGAACACAAGGAGACTTAGAGAATGGGACAGAGAGCCAGGATTAAAAAGAACGGCAAGAGCCGGGGAATCAAGAGGAAGAGAAGGAGATAAACGATGTACATCAATCCATTTTTAGCAGGAGTTGTTTGCACTGTTTTTGCAGAGATACTAATAATTATAGCAATAGCGCTTTACCAGTATTTTAAGAGTTAATGGCGGTGTGTGGCACACAGGTCCAGGTTCGATTCCTGGCATAACCATGGTGGAAAGTAAGAGGGTGCCGGTTCGACTCCGGCCGCCGCCAACTTAACATTTAACTATGGAAAAGGAGAAACTATATGAAAGAGCAAGAAGCAATAGAATTACTAAAAGGTATGCAAAATCCATTACAGGATTATGCAGATATGATTGGTGCTCCGGCTTTTGCGTCTGGGCATAGATATGTATATCCAGAACCCGAAGACTATGCTATCGAAGAGGCAATAACTGTTTTGGAAGAAAAGAAGAGTCGAAGATGGATTCCAGTATCGGAACAGTTGCCGGATGAACCAAAATTTTTCCTTGTAACATTTGCAAAACAATTTGGAGGATACGATATTGAATACTGCTATTATGAATGCGAAAAATGGTTCATAGTTGCTGACGGTGATAATAGCGAAAATAAGGCATGGAGAGAAGAAATGAAAAGTGTTGTTGCATGGATGCCACTGCCGGAACCATACCGGCCAGAACCGGGGAAGAAGTGCTGAGTATTCAAATTAAGATTTTAAAAGGAGGTTGCAAAAATTATGTATAAAAGCGTATATGTAAAGACTCATGAATGTTTTGCAAAGGGAATTGATTGCAATGAATTCTATTTTTCCAACGTTGATATCGAAGATGAGGCAAATTTTTTAACATTATATGATAGAGACGGCACTTTAGCTTTTAAATGTCGCGTAACTGATATTGAGCGTTTTGCTAAGATGCAAGATTAGCAATTAAGGAGGAAGTAAGAGTGAAATCTAAGAAGCCGTCAGAATGGCAAAAGGACAGCATACGGCTACTGATAGAAGAAGCCAAAATAAGAAATAACTTTGATGATAATGAGCTGGCCTTGTATTTGGGGTTTTGCACAAGCTCGTTTAGAGAGCGTAAAGCCAACCCTCAAAAACTGACAATAGAAAAATTGCAGATACTTCTGCAATTGACCGGGAAGGAGATGAAATTTGTTGAAACAGCTTAAATACATACCTGTCGGAAAAACACACTTAAGCCCGCGGCAGAAAGACCGGATGATTATTCGCGGTTTAACCGCTGCGGTGATGGTCTTAAGCGGATTGCTGGTGATATGCATGGCGGTGATATTATGAGCCGCCGCCGCAATGGAACCAACCGGGCCGGGGCAATGATAAATGCTAGTCGGTACACCGGATATGGTAAGCCAATAAAAAAGGTCGTCAGCTTGACAGAGCTAAACGACCGGATACAAAAAATAACTCAGTCTGATTATATCAGAGATTATGGAGGTTTTCAAGATGGAAGAAAGAATGGTTGAAATTTCTGCTAATGAATATAGAAAGCTTATTGAGCTTGAAGGTCGGGTAAATGCAGCTTTGATTTTTTTGGATAACGATGAATATGCCAGTCGTAATGTGCTGGTCGGTATTTTGAGAGGTGTACCGGTTAAAGTTCCTAAGGATAAAACACATGATGAATAATTCTAAATGTGATTCTTGTGGATGTTTTCTTGACCCGAAACATTGGAAAGAATGTGATAAATGCCATCAGAGGGAACTTAAGCGAGTGAAAAAGGTAGAAAGAATGCAGGAGCCTATCAAATCAGAGGGTCAGAATTACACTTTATATTCAGATGGAGGACAAGTAGATGAACTTATATGAAATTGATACAGAAATATTGGGTTGCGTTGACATGGAAACAGGGGAAATCATAGACGATGGACGTCTGGACCGACTCCAGATGGAAAAGGAAAAGAAGATTGAGAATATAGCTTGCTGGTACAAAAATCTCAAAGCGGAGGAGGGTGCCATTGATTCTGAAATTAAAAATCTTAATGCAAGAAAAGTAGCCGCAGGTAATCAGGCCGAACGGCTTAAGGAATACTTATCTGGATATCTTGACGGTGAGAAGTTCAAAACGGCGAGAATTTCAATATCTTACCGTAAATCAGAATCGGTTGTGATTGAGGATACATCTAATATCCCTACAGAATACCTTGTTGCCAAGGAGCCGGAACCGAGCAAAACCAAAATTAAAGAAGCCATAAAAGGAGGTCTTACAGTTCCAGGGGCGCATATTGAACAGAAACAGAATATACAGATTAAGTAGGTGTTGTGTATGGAAAATCTTGACTTATACCAAAAGGTCCGTTCTGTTCCAGATAGCGCTAAGAAAACCATTAAGGGAGGTCGTACCAGCGGTATGACCGATATTAACCCTATGTGGCGCATAAAAGTCCTTACTGAGCAGTTCGGGCCATGTGGGATAGGGTGGTACTACATACCTACACGAAAGTGGTTAGAAACATCAGGAAATGAGATAGCGGCTTTTGTGGATATCGAATTATACATAAAGGTTGACGGGGAATGGTCTAAACCAATTCCCGGAAACGGCGGCAGCATGTTTGCATCAAAAGAGAAATCCGGCATATATGTTTCGGACGAATGCTATAAAATGGCAACCACAGATGCTATATCGGTAGCGTGTAAGCAGCTTGGAATTGGTGCTGATGTTTATTGGGATTCAGATAGAACTAAATATAACAAGCAGAATAGTCCAGATTTGATTACTGAATCTGATATCAATGAAATATTCCTGGAGCTGAAACGGACAGGAATAGGGATTAAGAATGTGCTATCAAAGTATGGACTGACTGATATTCATGATATGACTAATTCCCAGGCAAATGAAACAATTAAAAAGCTGAAAGAACATCCAGATAAGGAGTTAGTAATGCAGCCACCGAATGATATGCAGGATAGTGAACTACCATGGAATGACCCAAAGAGGTGATTATATGCATGAGGCAGCAGACATAATAGCATACAAGCTTGTTCCAGAGGGAACGTATCTAAAGATATTTATTCCTGGAAAAAATCTTATGGAACCAATCGTTGATAAGCACATGAATAGATGCAGTGTATGGCTTGACGATGGTAGACATATAAGTGCAGACCAGCGCAAAAAGATTTATGCCACAGTTAATGACATCTCCGCCTATTCCGGGAACGTGCCTGAGGTAGAGAAAGAATGGCTTAAGTATTTACATATCAACCGGACCGGATGCGGATATTTTTCACTGTCTGATTGCTCTATGGATACTGCCAGGGAATTTATCAATACTATGTTGGATTATGCGCTGGAGCAGGGAATACCGTTGTTGGATTTCGCCCTTAACCGTACCGATGATATAGGACATTACCTGTATGCGTGTTTAAAGCTTCGTAAGTGTGCTATATGCGGTCGAGATGGAGAGATACATCATGTAGATACTATCGGCATGGGTAATGACCGGAGGAAGGTTGATGATTCGGAGTACCGGAAAATATGCTTATGCCGGCAGCACCATACAGAAGCGCATAGCATTGGTATGACAGCGTTTGAGGACAGATATAAGGTGTACGGAATCAAGTTTGATAATTAAAATTTCTGGGATAACCGGAGGAAAGTTATGATTGATAGGAAACATCCTTTTATTTTTAAAGTAAAATGGAGAGATTTTTATATTTTGTGGGTTTGGAAGTTTGCTTTAATATGGATTACCAAAGCCGAACATACAAATCCAAAGAAATACATAGAAATATGGAATGCAGAATATGGAAAAGCATTGGTATTCGGAAGATATGGAATCGGAATAGGTCATGCATTTAAGTTTAAGCCATAAAACTGACATTTTTGGTATCTATTCCCCTTGCGGGATGATACATACAACGGAAATGAGTACTGGTCAGAATGCTGATATGTCACGATATACTTTCTGACCCTGGGCCGGGACCTGTCAAACCTCCTTTACCCGGCCCGAAAGGAGGGATTATTTGAAGAATAAACGAACTGTTAGCGAAGAAGTTCAGGCAAGGGTATATAATGTGCTCCTTGTAGGAAAAGAGAATGCATTGAACCGAGATGAACTGGTATCTAAGACAGGAGAAGAAGATAGAGACATACGAACCGCGATTGAAATGTTAAGACACGATAAGGTGATTCTTACATTGTCGAAAGGGAAAGGTTACTATATACCTCCTGATGATGCACAAGGGCGGCAGGAAGCCTATAAATGGATTGAAAGCCAGAATAGCCGGATAGAGAGCATAAAGGCGGCAGAGCGTGGCGCACAGCTCTTTATAAAAAAAAATAAGAACACTAAAAGAAAAGATACCGGATTTCCTGGGCAATTGAGTATGTTTGGTGCAGGATTATGAGAGACAGTTTTGTAATGTATACAGCGAATATAGACCAAATATCACTGCTAAATATGGAGCAGAGAGGAAATCTGTTTACTGCTATCATGTTATATGCAGCAGACAAGGAACTTCCTCAGATGGATGGAATGACACAAATGGCTTTTAGCTTTATTAAGGCTCAGCTTGATAGAGATAATCAGAAGTACCAGAAGATGATAGAATCCAGAAGAGAAGCTGGGAAACTTGGAGGAAGGCCAAAAGGTAGTGCTTCTTCTGATAAACCGGAAGAAGCAAAAAAAGCAAATGGTTTTTTTGAAAAGCAAACAGAAGCAAAAAAACATGATAATGTAAATGATAATGATAATGTAAATGATAATGTAAATGATAATGTAAAAGATAAAAAAAACTATTGTGTGCGTTTTGAGCAGATGTGGCAAGCGTACCCGAGAAAAAAAGAGAAAGCAGCGGCCTATAAGGCATATAAGGCGCGCTTATCTGATGGATTTTCAGAGGACGAGCTGGAAACAGCAGTTAAAAGATACGCTGATGATTGTAAAAGTATGCACACGGAAGAACGGTATATCAAACATGCGGCTACCTTTTTTGGCCCAAATACGCCGTTTGCGGATTACCTGAAAGGAGATGGAGATGGACCCATTGCAGGAAATGCTCAGCCGAATACAGAAGGAACGCAGACATACAACGATGACTACCTCGAAGGAGCCGGGGAAGGGTTTGATGGCTTCTGATGTCTGCCCCAAATGCCACGGCACCGGATGGATATACTGGTTTGATGACGAAGACCGGGAAAGCGGATATAGATGTGACTGTGGTTTGGTGGAACGACAGATTGCGAACAGGAAATTGGAATTTGCCAATATACCTGAGGCATTTAGAAACCTTGATATCCGTTCCTTCGACCTGGGGGTATACCGGAAGGATGAGAGCCGGAAGGTAATCAGGAATACCGGGGCAGCCATTAAATACTATCTGGATAACCTGGATGAAATGAAAGGCAACGGAATGGGACTGTACCTGTATTCCGGGACCAAGGGGTCAGGCAAGACACGAATGGCCGCAAGCATAGCAAACGAGATGGTCAGTACATACAGGATGCAGGTTAAGTTTGCCGGCTCTATGCAGATTATCAACGAGATTAAGGCCACATGGGATGATAAGGACAGAAGCGAGAGCGACCTGTTAAGAGCGTTATCCACTGTACAGGTCTTGGTGATAGATGATTTCGGAACGGAGATTCCAAAGGACTGGATTGGAGAACGGTTTTACAGCATCATCAATGGCCGGTACCAGGACAAGCTGATAACAATGTACACCAGCAATTTAAGCCTGCAGGACTTGCGATATGATGACAGGATAACCAATAGAATCAAGGAACGTACATTCCAGCTGCCATTCCCGGAAGAATCCGTTAGGGAACTGATAGCAGAGCAGAACCGGAAAGCGCTTATAGAAGGAATGAGAGGATAGGAGTGGAGAGTTGAAGGAAATACATAAAAAAATCCTGGTGTTTGTAAAGCAATACATGTTAGAGCATGATTATCCCCCCACAACCAGAGAAATAGGGGACGGGGTAGGATATACGTCAAGCTCTACTATCTGGGGATATCTGCGGGATATGAAAGAGATAGGGTTGATTGATTATGTGGATGAATGCCCTAGAACTATAACAATACCCGGAATGCATTACACATGCGATACCAAGGATAACATTCAGGCAAGGGGGAATTAAATTGCCAGATAACAAAATGAAAAATCAATATAGTGACAATTCAGAACGCCAAAGAATGGCAGCAATAAAGGACATGGAGAAATATCCATTACCTATGACGAAAGCATTTCTCCGACCGGCATATGATAGGACTGAAATATGTCCTGATTTTTCTAGGCGTCCAAGTAACCAAAACACACATTTAGCGGAGGAACGAGAATGAAAAAATATTTGGAAAAAGAAAAAGCAATCGACACATTAGCAAGACTGTATGAGCGCATAAAAAGAGAAGAACATGACCAGGAAGCGGCTAATGGAGTTTGGCGTGCAATGGAAGCTATTGCGGCCCTGGGCGATGCGTGGATTCCCGCTTCGGAACGGCTCCCAAAGAAACCGGAAGAGAATCCAATATATGATAACAAGCCATTGGAGATATATTTAGTGTCTGTCAAAACTACAGACTGTGTGATTAGGGCATTTTGGAACGGAGCATCATTTACTGACGGGTGGGATAAACTGGACGTGCTGGCATGGATGCCATTACCGGAGCCATATAAGGAGGCAGAGGGATGATTGAAGAAGGAATCGCGAAAGACCTATCAATGGTAGTTGAAAATGCAAAATTGATGGGATGCCAAGAGGTTAAGTCATTTAGACATATACCATTGAAAAATGTTGAGGCTGTCATATCAGCTCTACAGAAACAGATAGCAAAAAAACCAGAGGATGAAAGGTGTTTTATTAAAGACAAAGAGAATATCGGATTGTGCCCATCTTGCGGTGAAGGGGTTAATTCAAATTATCCATATTGTGGACACTGTGGGCAGAGAATCAAATGGGATATTGAGTGGTGCGTGGAGGAATAAAGATGAATAGACTGACAACAAACGAGGAATTTCCGCACGGAGCGGAGGGAAAAAGAGCAGACAAATTAACTGGATATTGGTGCCGCGGGGAGTTTGAGGCTACGGCATGTGTTGAAAAACTGTCACGCTACGAAAACACTGGATTGGAACCAGAGGAAATAGAGGGGATGCTGCATAAGTGGATTCCGGTGGCGGAGCGGCTACCAGAATCAGAGCTTCAAAGCGCAATCAAAGAACGAGGAGAATATGCAGTAGTCCCGGTGTTGGTATCTGCACAGAAGAGGAATGCAGAGGGAAATGCATATATCGTGACAGATAGAGCATTTTATTTTGAGCGGTTCGGGGTGAAAAATTTTCATAACGATAAGGCAGAACCAATGAAAGTGTTGGCCTGGATGCCATTGCCGGAGCCATATAAGGAGGCAGAGGAATGATAGATAGACAGGGAGCAATTGCGATATTACAGGAGCACATTAATACATACCGATACCAAACTACAGATAAGGGATGGGAGCAAATGGTACGCACTGGAATTGTCGGAAACACGATACCAGAAAAAATAGCTTTTATAGCAGAGGCAGAGAGGCAGATACAGGTTTACGAGATGGCTATTAAAGCGCTGGAGAGCGGTGAAACGGAGGGGTTTATGGACCGGTGTTACCTGGGGAGTCCTTGTCCATACCAGATGCCCGTGTAATGCTTATAACGCAGCAGCGCATACCGGTACCTGATTCGCAGGACCGTGACTGCGTAAAGATAGCTGGCATGGCTCTGGTGTATGCACAACCAGTAAGACCAGCAGCGGATGTGCCTATGGAGAGAGAATGGAGGACCATACGGCCAGGGGTTCCGGTCTGGCGCACATCCACTATATCGTTATTTTGTGGAGGAAAGGTATGTTAGAAGAGGATTTAAAAATATTAGAAAAGGCATTGGAAGGAATAGAGCTGACGGAAGAGGAAAACAGACTGGTGGAATGGATTGCCGGATGGGATTTATGGACAGTACGGCAGTTTAGACAGATTATAAAAAAATGTCGTGAGTCAGACAATTAAGATTTTGACGGAGATGAAAAATGAGAAAAGTAAAATATAAAGCTAATTATGGATACGCTGGTACTGATGTAGAGGATGAGCTGGAATATCCGGACGGGGTGACAGACGAAGAAATAGAAGAGGATATTAAAGAAATTGTCATGCAACGGATTGACTGGTATTGGGAACCAGTAAATTAAACATTTGAGAAAAGAAGGTGCCAGATGAGGAAAGTACAATGGTGTGTAAAATGTAAAAAGTATCATCGTTTTGATGATATAAACTGGAAATACAACTGGAAACAGAGAACATGGGAGTGTTTGAAAAATTAAGATTCAGAGGAGATAGCAAATGCGCGAATATATAGATTTGGATATTAGAATTGATGGTAGAACTATTCCCTATCCGGTATTGACATCATGCGAATATTTCGCGTCACATGACAATATTGATGATGTTGATGGTTTTATAGATACCAATCCAGAGATTGACGAGTTAGTGACACAGATATTAGCTTTAAAGCAAAGCTGCTTCCTTTTAAGACATACAACATATAGTTGTCAGAGTTTGAGTGATGGTTTATATGACCTTAAAATGAAACTAATAAAAAAGCTTGCAGAAAAATACCAGTATATGTTTGATGATGAATGGATGGAAAAGCTCGTGAATTAACGTTTAGTGAAAGGAGAAGTATGTGGATACCATTTGAATTAGGGCAGACTGTTTATATAGTGGTTGATAACGGTTACAATACAGAGCACACCATACATGACGGGTATGACCATTTAGGGGAGATTGTTCGCAGGGAAACAGTGCATCATCCCTTATTGGAAGTTGAGCCGAGACGGTTTAATTTACAGATGCTTGCCTATCATGGGCTTGATGGTATATATGCAACCCGTGAAGAGGCAGAAACACATTTAAAAAATTAACATTTCATTGGGAGAAGGGAGAATTAGAATGTACGATGATTCTTTTGAAAGATTTAGAGGTGAGTGTTTAGAATACAATCACAATAAGAATTGCAATATGATTGAAGAATGGTGTAAAGAAGCTGGTGTTACCTCACCAGTAGGATACTATAACGAATTAGAAAAGCACATAATAACTATTTACACTAACGAACCAGGTTACCTTATCGGTATGGGAGGTTGCTTAGTTAACAAATTCAAGAAGAGATTGTGCGAACAATTTTATGCTAATGAGTATGAAGTGAAGTTTGTGGAAATCCGTGGTGGATTTGCAAATATAGAATAAGCAATAAAGAGTTATTTTGAAAACTAAGAAAGGAGCCGACCTCCGGCCGGAGAAAAGCTATAGCGGGTCCTTTTGAAAATGAGAGATTTGATTATTGACTGTTTCGCAGGTGGCGGAGGGGCAAGCGTAGGAATAGAGATGGCACTGGGGCGACCGGTTGATATTGCAATCAACCATGACCCGCAGGCGATTCGGATGCATAAAGTTAATCACCCGGATACGTTGCATTTGACAGAGGATATATTCAAGGTTGACCTTAAAAAGTATGTTGCGGGCCGTCATGTAGCGCTTATGTGGGCATCCCCAGATTGCACAAGCCATAGCAAGGCTAAAGGCGGACAGCCGCGGAACAAGGGACTCAGAATCCTTCCGTGGGCAGTGTACAAGCACGCTAAAGCAATACTTCCTGCCGTTGTGCTGATGGAAAACGTCGAGGAAATACAACAGTGGGGGCCTCTGGACGAGGCAGGGTACCCAATAAAAGAAAGGGCTGGAGAGGAATATAAACGATTTATAGCAGCCATGAAAAAGCTGGGATATGATTTCGACAGCCGGGAACTGGTAGCAGCAGATTACGGAGCGCCGACAACACGACGGCGCTGGTATGCAATTTTCCGGAGAGACGGGAATCCGATTATATGGCCGGAGCCGACACACAATAAGAGTGGATCCGATGGCCGGTTGAAGTGGCTGGAATGCGGAAATTATATTGATTGGTCGGATTTGGGGCGTTCCATATTCGACCGGAAGAAACCACTTGCAGACGCCACCATGAAGCGGATTGCAAACGGGTACATAAAGTACGTGGTGAATAATCCGAAACCTTATACGGTGCATAATCAGAATGCCGTCGCTTTTATGATTCAGTACCATGGTGAGACGCGGGAAGGAGATTCACGCGGGCAGCTTCTGACGGAGCCGATAAAGACAATTGATACCAGTAACCGATATGGTTTAGTAACGGCGTTCGTCACAAAATTTTATAAAACTGGGACGGGGCAGGGATGCGATGAACCTTTACACACAATCACGACATCACCAGGGCATTTCGGGCTTATATCCGCATTTTTGATTAAGTATTACGGCACTGGTTGCGGACAAGAGTTAGTAAGACCATTGGGGACTATTACAACAAAGGATCGGTTCGGTCTTGTTAATGTAATCACTGATATTGATGGGGAGCAATATATTTTGAAAGATATTTTTCTCCGAATGCTAATGCCGGAAGAACTTAAAAAAATGCAGGGTTTTCCAGTGGATTATATACTCAACCGGGATATTGAGGGCAAGCCATACCCTGTTAGTGAGCAGGTGGCAAGAATTGGAAATAGTGTGGTGCCAATTATGGCACAGGCATTGGTATCTGCCAATTGTGCATATCTGAAAATTGGAGAGAGAATGCCAAATATGAGGATTGATGATAGTGAAATACAATTAAAGTTTGCATAACAAAATTAGCATTTGATAGAGAAGGAGGTACAAGATGGCATATGCTGAAAAAACTACGGTATCCGTGGCACGGACGAAGGCAAATATAGAAGAGCTTGTTCAAACACACGGAGCAGAACAGTTTGTGAGCGGATACAAAGCTAATATGGCGGTTATCGGATTTACAATGTCCGGGCGGCAGATTCGATTTCTGCTTCCTCTCCCAGACAAGTCAGCGAAAGAATTTTGGTATACTCCGGGCCGAGGGCAACGCCGGGCGGATGATGCGGCGCATACTGCATGGGAGCAAGCCTGCCGAAGCCGTTGGAGGGCACTGTATTTAATTGTCAAGGCTAAGCTGGAGGCGGTGGAGGCTGGTATCAGCACGGTGGAGCGGGAGTTTTTGTACGATATTGTATTGCCAGATGGACGGACGGCTGGAGAATGGATTGCACCGCAGATTGAGATGGCATACCAGACGGGGCAGATGCCAGCAATGCTGCCGATGTTGGAAAATTAGCATTTAACCAATTAAACGAAAGGAGCTATAAAGTGAGAGAAATATTATTTAAAGCAAAGGGCCGTGATAATGGCGAATGGGTGGAAGGGTATTATGTACTCTGTCGTAAATGTCATTATATCCTTCCGATATTTAACAGTGATGCTCTGTATCATGGATATGATGAAAGATATGGCGAATGGATTGAGATAGAACCGTCCACCATCTGCCAGTATACCGGATTAACTGATAAAAACGGTTTAAAGATATGGGAAGGTGACATTGTCGAATGTGTCTATGATGGACAAGTCAATGTTAGAAAGATTATTTGGGATGACTCAGAGCTGAATTTTAAGGGGACAAATGGAAAAGACCAATATGGAACAAATTATGATTATTTGTCTTGTTGTGAAGAACTTGTTATTATGGGGAATATTTATGATAGCCCTAATCTGCTAAACTGAAATTTGGAGAAGATAGAGAATGAATAGTAGACAGAAAAAGAAATGCAATAAAAATTGTGAATCATGTAAATTGTTTAAAGAATGGGATTGTTTTAATGGACAATATGGTGAATATGGAAGATGTGAACTACCATCATATGTTTATCCTGTATGTAAACACTCTTCGGACTTAGAAGATGATTATGATTTGCCTTTTGGAGGAGATTTCAGAGAGCAAATAAAAAATATCACTGGAAAATCAGTTTGTAAATATTGGAAAAGAAAGTAACAAACTGAAATTTTATAACCTAAGAAAAAACAAATTGAGGAAAAAATTATATGCACAGAATAAAAACTGAGCGGTGGTCACCCGCCAAGATGATTCCGCCGCTCCCGTAAATACGTCTGAGTATATTATACCTTACTCAGACGTGAAAATCAATACGAATGAGGAGGATATAATTATGAGTACACAGACAATAAAAGCTGAAATAATCAACAATGTACTGGTAGCAATGTCCTTATATATCATGGAGCAGCAGACTCTTACCATTCTTCAAAATGTAATGCAGCAGGAATTAGTAAGGGTGAATATGGAGGAAATAACTACACTTCCAGCAGAAAGAAAGGATGATATAAGCCAGAGGAATCAGTACATAATACAATTATTCCTGGTCAAAAAACGCGATTTAGCAAGAGGAACCAAAGAAAACTATCTTAACGCCATACGAAGATTGCTGACAGAGATAAGCACAAAATCACTGGATCAGATGGATACCACGGATATTGATTGGTATTTATCGCGGTATGAAATTAGAAATGTGTCCAGTGGTGGTAAGAAAAACCAGCCCAGTACTTATAATAACGAGCGCCGTTTTCTGTCGGCATTCTTTACATGGATGCGTCTTGAAAAGCTTATTACAGATAATCCCGTAGAGTCTATACCTGCTAAAAAAGTCCCAGTTAAGCCTATAGACTATTACAACCCGGAAGAATCAGCAAGATTAAGAGATGCATGTAAAAATATCCGGGAGAGAGCATTGTTGGAGGTGCTGCGCAGTACTGGGGCCAGGATAGGAGAAATTGCGGAAATAGCCTTGGACCAGGTAGATATGAGAACCGGCGACATATGTATACAGGGAGAGAAAAGCGGAAAATATCGCACAATCTATCTGGATGATGATGCGCGGCATTATTATGGCCTGTATTTGGACAGCAGGAAAGATGATTGTCTATATATGTTCCCACGCTCCAGAAAACCGTATGGAAAGATGACTACTTGTGGATTTCGGGCGATATTGAAAACCATAAGAAAGAGAGCTGAACTAACATGCCGGGTATATCCGCATAAGTCACGCAAGACGCTGGGAATGAATCTGAAAAATAGAGGAGTTGATATTGGGACCATACAGGAAATTATGGGACATGCAGACCCAGGAGTTACGGCACGTTATTATGCACAGTCTAACCCGCGCACTCTTCGTTCAGTAAGAGAAAGAGTTAATGTGTAGGAAGGAGGGCTATGAGGACCAGGGACAAGAACTATAGCGATTATGGAATTACGGATGATGAAGCCAGACGCATAAAAGAATACTGCCAGACCGCCAGCGTAGAAGATAAGCTAACATTGTTCCAGTGCGCCATATCCTCCGCTCCTGGCCTGGAGGTGGAGATATACGAAAGCCTTGTAAGTAATATCGGATATGACAAGATGAGCAAGCGAAAGAATATACCAATTAAACGGGATGACTTTTACGGGTATCAAAGAAAAACGTTGGATGAATATAGGCGGTTAATGACATTGTTTGGGAGGTGGAAAGGATGATTAATACTAATAGCACTATACGAGTAACAGAGTTTTTATATGCCTTACGATTGGCTATAGAAGCCAGTAAGAAATTAACCGATGAAGATATGGTAATGCTTGAAAACATTGCGGAGAAAATGGAGGAAATAAAAAAATGAAATGCCCATATCGTAAAGAAACAAGTTTAATCAAAACGGTTGAAACAGAAAAAACCTTTGATACATTTGCTGATTGTTATGAAGATGAATGCAGGCTGTACTGTCACGAAACAAAAAGTTGTCTTAGGGCAGAAGCGCATAAAGCACAGATATTTGGTACAGTCAAGTATTCACAATAACGATAAGGCAAAGGGTGGAGTTAAGTAGAAACAATGAATACGCTTAAATGTGGGGACGGTTTGACCAACGCGAACATGGTAAAATTAGTATAGGACTATTATACCGTGTGAAGCACAAAGAATAAGGGGTGGTGATTGTGGCTTCCAGACTGACGGATAAGCAGAAAAAAGATATTATTGCTGATTATGTAGAGACTGGAAGCTACAATGCTACAGCAAAGAGATTTGGAGTGGCGCTGAACACAGTCAAAAAAATATGCACACAAAATGCAGATATTGCACAAAAATGCAAACAAAAAAAGGAACAGAACACAGCGGACATGTTAGCTTATATGGATTCCCGAAAAGAACAGGCGCAGGGAATCATTGATGAATATTTAAAGAAGTTAGCAGACCCAAAGAAATTAGAAAACGCTACTATTTCACAAATTGCAACAGCTATGGGAATTGTGGTTGATAAGTTTATGGATAACACTAAAAGGGGAGATAACACAGAAGGTATTACTATTTTGAATGATATACCAAAGGAAGAAAGGTAGAACAAAGATTATGGGTGAAATTGTTAAACTGACTGACGTAATCGCCCCATCCTTCTATGACGTTCACTGGGATATTCTGGACGGTAATCATACATATTACGACCTGTACGGCGGGCGAGGTTCCGCAAAGTCCTCTTTTATATCAGCGGAGATTGTGCTAGGTATGATGGACGACCCAGAGGCCAATGCTGTTATATTCCGTAAATATGCCGTAACCATTGGAGAATCAGTATTTGAGCAGATACAGTGGGCCATAGATGCACTGGGAGTAACGGAATTATGGGAATCCCGTACAAGCCCATACCGATTTGTTTATAAGCCGACAGGGCAAAAGATAATATTCCGTGGACTTGACAAAGCAAAGAAAACAAAATCTATAAAGGCCAGTAAGGGATACTTTAAATATCTATGGTTCGAGGAACTGGACGAATTTGCAGGACCGGAAGAAATACGAACTGTTGAACAGTCAGTATTGCGTGGTGGCAGCAAGTTTGTTGTATTTAAATCCTTCAACCCGCCTATCAGTCAAAGCAACTGGGCGAATCAGTATGTGAATACTCCAGACGATAGCGCGTATAGGCATAAAAGCGATTACCGTTCTGTGCCGATTGAATGGCTGGGAGAAATGTTTGTTGAGCGTGCTGAACATCTTAAAGCCACCAATGAGCGGGCATATAATCATGAGTATTTAGGTTTGCCGGTTGGGCTTGGCACAAATATATTTGATATGCTGGAGATTAGAACAATCACGGATGAAGAAATACAGAGCTATCAATCTATATATCAAGGTCAGGATTTTGGGTGGTGGCCTGACCCTAAAGCATTTATTCGGGCAGCCTATGTAGCAAATAAAGAAAAAATTGTGTTATTAGATGAATTAGGCGGGTGCAAGATTAGAAACTCTGATATGGCTCGCATGATACAGGAAAAAGGATACGATGATTATACTCTTATGTGTGGAGTGGACGAGAAGGAAAGTATTGTTGACCTTCGTGACGCTGGTATTCCAGCCCGTAGTGCTATTGTAACGCCTGGGAGTAGGAAATATACGTATGAATGGCTACAGTGTCGTACAATCGTCATAGACCCAGCCAGAACGCCAAGGGCATACAAAGAGATTATAGAGTATGAGCATGAGATTGATAGCAACGGAGAAGTGATTGCAGATTATCCAGACGGAAATGACCACTGGATAGATGCCTTACGGTATAGCATTTCTCCTATGGCTATGAGGAGGGGACACAGTGCGTAGTGGGGCAAAGAAAAATTATCCAAGGATATATAAAATATGGCAGGGTATCCGTCAGAGATGCAATAACCCGAATGACAAGGATTATGATAATTATGGTGGTAGAGGAATAAAGGTCTGTGAGGGATGGAATAACAACTCAATGGAATTTATTCAATGGGCCTTGCAAAATGGATATACTGATAATTTGAGCATTGACAGAAAAGATACAAACGGAGATTATTGCCCTGAAAACTGTCATTGGGCTACGGAAACAGAACAGGCCAGAAACAAGCGAAAACAGAGGACGAATAGAACCGGGTATAATGGCGTACATTATGAGGCAGATAGGGGAAAATATCGAGCTTTGATATACGTTAATAGCAGACGTATGGATTTGGGGAGATATGATACAGCAGAAGAAGCTGCCAAGGCACGAAGAAAGGGAGAAGTGAAATACTGGGGTGCTATGCCACAAGCCCATTATCAATGAGAAGGGGAAACAGCGCATGATAAAGTATAGATGTTCTGTATGTGGAAAAGAACTGACCTATAAAGCGGATAAATGTGGAGATTGTGCAAAAAAAGAATTAAAGAAGATTTTTGCAGATAATCCAGACTTGAAACAGGCTTATAAAGAGGCGTTAGAAGAAACATTCAGCCCAGAAAACCGAAAGAAGATGGCGGACGATATATGTAAAATCGCAAATGGGCTGGATATGTTGATGGGGCGCAAAGGTAAGGTTGATTAAATGGGACTAATAACATGGGCTAAAAAGGTGATAGGAATGATATTCAAGCGACAGGCAGAAGAAGATTTTAATGTTGAGTCAGTAGTATCCCCGGAGATGGAAAGCAAGATTGCAGAGTGCGCCAATATCTACCGTGGTACGCCCTATTGGGTGAACGCTGACGATAACGTTAAGACAATCAATTTTGCAAAGGCCATCTGCTCAGAGACGGCCCGACTTGCTACCCTGGCAATCGGAATACAGATTGATGGGAGTGCGCGGGCGGCGTGTCTCCAGGAGCAGATTGACAAGATATATTTCCAGATTCGCCACTGGGTAGAGTATGGTATGGCCTACGGCACAATCATCCTTAAGCCCAATGGAAAGGGACTGGACATATTCACACCGATGGACTTTATTATTACGGATTGTGACAATGAAGGTATCTATGGGATTGTATTCAAGGATAGCTACAGCGAAAATGATAAGTATTATACCCGGTTTGAGTATCATCGGTTTGTCGAGGTCAAGGAGGGGGAAAACACCTATTACCCATATTACATATCCAATAGAGCTTATGTGTCTCAGTCTGCAAAAAGTGTGGGGGACCCGATAGCATTAAACAGGACTAAGTGGTCTGACTTACTTCCAGATACACCGCCTATACTCAAGGCTAACAATGATAAAATAGACGGCCCCATGTTTGGTGTACTCCGCACTCCACAGGCTAACAATTTGGATATCTCATCACCTTTGGGATTGCCAATGTTTGCCGAGGCCATAGAAGAATTAAAGGACCTTGATGTGGCATATAGTCGGAATGTGGGTGAAATATTTGACAGTGAGAAAATTATATTAATTGATGACCAATTAATGCTTGGTGATGGAAGAAATTTAAAACGCCCAGGAGTAAATAAAGTTAAATTACCCCATTATGTAAGAAATGTATTTGGAAATAGTAATGGAGAATTTTACCATGAGATTAATCCATCGTTAAATACTGATATAAGACTTACTGGAATTAATAATCTTCTTTCATTTATTGGATTCAAGTGCGGATACTCCAACGGGTACTTTGTACTTGACGAAAAAACAGGTATGGTCACAGCAACGCAGGTAGAAGCTGATGACCGCCGCACTATCCAATTAATCAAGGATGTGCGCGACAAACTGGAAAGTTGTCTTGACGGGGCAATATATGCGCTTAATGTATATGCGGACCTGTACGGACTGGCACCAGCCGGAAACTACGAAATAACATATGATTTTGGAGACATTACATATAACCGTGAAGAGGACAGAGCAAGATGGTGGCAGTATGTTGTGCAGGGGAAGGTCCCGTCCTGGATGTATTTCCAGAAATTTGAAGGATTATCCGAAGAAGATGCAAAGGCTATGGTACAGGAAGCGCAGCCGAAGGATGGGACAAGGATGTTTGAGGAGGAATAAATTGAGAAGCTTATTAATTTGGATAGTATTCAATATCTCACTTGGCCCATTTGCTCCGAAAGTGTTTGAATGGTCGATTAGACATAAGGGAAAGAAGGAAGAGTAAATGTTAAGCCCTGAGTACCTTGCAAGAATCGCAGAAGGAAGTGAAGAAATAGCCTCACAACTCCATACATACATTATCCGTCAGATAATAGACCGCATGATGATACGCATAGGCCGTGGCGATGATTACCTGCTCACCTCCTCTGACCGATGGCGCATACAGATATTGCAGGATGCAGGTTATCTGCTGGAGGACATAACGGCAGAGTTATCCAAAGTCACTAAGCGGCAGGAAAAAGAAATCAAGTCCGCAATGGAAGAAGCTGGAGTCAAGGCCCTGGAATACGACCATAAAATATATGAAGCTGCTGGTTTGTCTCCAACACCGCTTACCCAATCACCGCAGCTTATTCGATTGATGGAACGAAACATGGATGCAACAATGGGAGAGTGGAAAAACTATACTAGGACCACAGCAGAAGCCGCACAAAGGCTTTTTATAAACGAATGTGATAATGCATACCACCTTGTATCTTCTGGGGCTGTATCGTACACACAGGCTGTCAAAGAAGCAGTTAATAATGTGGTATCGGTCGGAGTAGTAATACATTACCCTTCAGGTCATAAAGACACTATAGAAACTGCTACAGCGCGCGCGGTACGCACCGGGGTGGCTCAGGCGTGCGCGGACATAACGCTTGCAAGAATGAAAGAAATGGGTTGTTCGTTGGTGTTGACCTCGGCTCATATAGGCGCGCGTACTGGGTCAGGAGGGCCAGACCATACAAATCACTTATACTGGCAAGCAGGGATATATTCTGTGGATTGGGATAAGGTTGAAAAGGCAAAGAAAAGAGAGGGTGCTTAATCCCTCTCCGGCTTTCCCAAATGCTCCTTTATGAGCCGTTCTAATATAGCAGATACAGAACATTTTTCCTTGACTGCCAAGATTTTGATTTGTTCCAAAAGACCTTCGTCTATCGTGGTTGTGAATTTGACTTTGCTCATATCGCACCTCCTAATATGAATATACCATAAATACGTATGGACGTAAAGTTGGAAATATGGTACAATATACGTAAAGGAGTATATACGTATAAAGGAGAACGGAATGGGAACTAAAAGAAATCTTATAGGTCAGAAATTTGGCAGACTTACAGTGATTGGTGATGGTACACACGAAAACTGGATACACAAGTGGAAGTGTAAGTGTGAATGTGGGAATATAGTTTTTGTTGATACGGCTAAACTTACTACAGGACATACGCAATCATGCGGATGTTTAAAAAAAGAACGTATTTCAAAAGCTTCTTTAGTTCACGGAAAATCCAAAAGCAGAATACACAAAGAATGGAGAGGGATACTTCATCGGTGCAAAAATCCTTCTGCCTCACACTATGAAAATTATGGAGGACGAGGTATTAAGGTATGTGATGAGTGGCAAGGGGAGAATGGTTTTCTCAATTTTTATAAATGGTCTATGGAAAATGGGTATGCAGATAATTTGACGCTTGACAGAAAAGATAATGACAAGGGGTATTCCCCAGATAATTGTCGTTGGATAACACATCAGGAAAACTGTTGGAATAGGGGAACAAGAAAAGACAGCAGAACGGGAAAGTCTGGCGTTACAAAAGTCACCACTAGAACAGGGGAAATAAAGTATAGGTCGTGCATTATGGTAAACGGAAACAATATTCATCTAGGGTATTTTTATAATCTTGATGAAGCCATAGAGGCGAGAGAAAAAGCCGAAGAAAAATATTGGATAAAGAAGGGGGATGATTAAATGAGTAGTTTGTATCCAGATTTTGTTGATACCTGTGGTTGGGGAAAGGTTGACGGGATTTGCGGGGCAAACTGTCGAACGTCATAGTTTCGGCCCATATTATGAGGGGAAGGGAAACCCTTATAAGGACATCCAAACCGCAGACAATTACAAGGTTGAACAGTTGGAGAAGCGGCAGCGAATGCTTGAACGGCGCATCAGAAAGACTAAGCGAGAAGTTATGGGAATGCAAGAAGCTGTAGATAAATGCAAGGATGAACCGGCTAAATTTGAAATGCAGCTTGAACTTGACCGTAAATCATATTTGTTACAGCGTCAGAATAAAGCATACAACGAATTTTGTAAAACGAACGACTTGCGCACCCAGCAGGAACGATTGCAGATTGCAAGATGGAACCGGGAGCAGGCCGCAAAGGCTAGGGGAGCAGCGCGGAGGTATCAGAATGCGAAAGGAAAAGAAGAATGAGCAGATGGAAACTATTCAATCCTAATCCACGCAATCAGCGTGTGGGCGATTGCCCTATCCGGGCTATAACAAAAGCCCTTGACAGCGACTGGGAAACGGTATTTGCCGGAGTGACGGTATGTGCGTGTGCTCTATCTGATATGCCATCAGCCAATCATGTGTGGGGTGCATACCTACGTCAAAATGGGTTTAAGCGGTACATAGTGGATGACCACGGACAAGATGTATACACGGTCGAGAACTTTTGTCAGGATAATCCTATGGGAACATACGTATTAGCAATTACAGGGCATGTGGTGTGTGTGCAGGATGGTTATTACTGGGATACATGGGACAGCGGGCAGGAGATACCAATATACTACTGGGAAAGGCGATAACTTATGGAAACATTAAACTCTATTATGGTTGTATGCGGTTGGCTTATTACTCTTGGAGGTGCAGGAGCCGTAATATACAAATTGTTGCATCCAGCATTTAAGCTAAAAAACCGAGTGGATAAATTAGAAATAAATGTGGAAAATGATTATAAATCTATCAAAGAAATAAGAGATATGCAATCTCTTTTATGCCAAGGAATGATAGCATTAATTGATAATCGTATAACCGGTAACAACATAGAGGGTTTAAAAAAAACCAAAGAAGCTATGATAAAGCATTTGTCAGAAGGTATTTAAGGAGCGTTGCGTTGAAGGTATATGACTTTACAGTGCCAGAACTAAACTATTTTCGTACATATTGTAACTTTACGGATGAAGAACGGGCACTGTTTGAGTACCGGGCTAAAAATTATCCTTTGGAATATTGCGCTGAACTAATGAACGTAAGTGTATCCACAGTCAAGAGATTAAGCAGAAAAGTAAACAACAAAATCATAAGGGTGTGTTAATAAGGGAGAAAACAATTTGAAACAGTTTGCAGATGAAAGTGAGTTAATTATAAATTGTGGAAGAACACCCACGCGGGGGAATTGGGTGTCTGTAAAATGGAATGGATTTGAAATAAAATTATCAGACAATGACCAAGTTGCTATTTCACAGCAAGCATTAAAAGATATGTGTATAAAATGCTTAAACGAATTGTTTGGATGATTTTGGATATTAGAATACTTTCTTGATACTTTTATAAGTCTTTGACGACCTGTCAAGGGCTTATTTTTTATGGGATAATTGAAATATAAAAGAACGGAGGGGATATAATGCCGCAACCATTTATCAATCCAAACTATCTGAATACATATCCAAACGCATACCCATATCAACCACCTATGGACCGATTGCAGCAGCTACAGGCACCATACCAGATGCCGCAACAGACGCAGGTTCCACAGGTCCCGCAGACCAACCAGGGAATATTATGGGTGCAGGGTGAGGCCGGGGCAAAGTCGTATTTAGTAGCGCCCAGCACATCTATATTGCTGATGGACAGCGAAAATGAGTATTTTTATATTAAGACAACCGATGCGGCAGGGATGCCAACACTCCGCACTTTTGAATATAAAGAGATTGTAAATGGTCAGAAGAAGGAAATTGCACCGGCTGAAAATCTTGACGAAAAGTATGTTACCAGAAACGAGTATCAGGATTTAAAGGCAAAATATGATGAATTATATGGCCTTTTAGAATCCAGCACAGCGCCAAGCGGAAAGGGGAAATAATATATCTGTCTCTTATACACATCTCCGAGCCCACGAGAC